TTAACAATGGTTCCATTTTTTCTATAGTAACCGCAAGAGGACATACTCCGAGTGTGATGAAAGAATCGGTTTATAATATGATAATTTCTAACCACATGGGTATTGATTCTAATGAACTTATAAAGAATTTAGAAAAATATAGAGAACTCGAAGGTTTAGGAGATTCATCAAAAAAAGACATGATTAGGGAGTATTTAAACATGTGTAGATTTTATCCTGTTACTTATGGAAAAGGAAGTGCAGTTAGTCCCGAGGAGGGTAAAATAAAAGCTCTTAATGAATTTGTAAGTTACGTTAAAAGAATTTCAAAACACCTACAGAAAAAGGCTTATTTCAAAAATGTAGTAACTAATAATTTTTTACCTACTATAGGATTTTCAGATGATGATTTAAGAAATCTAGAAAAAGTTAAGAGTCATTTTGAAAACAAACCAGATAATATTATTAAAACAATATCAACTGCAGGAGGAGTAAAAAAACCTTATTAAATTTTACTAGTGATATTAATATGTAATTTATCGTTAAAAAAGTAAAAGTAAATAGAAAAAAATATTTCAACATATTTATAATATATAAAAAGAATAAAAATTTAAAAAAAATAATACGATGGCTGATTTACTAATGAAAATGCCCATACCCTATGAACCAAAAAGAAGTAATAGGTTTATTATGAGGTTTCCGTCAACATTGGGTATAAATGAATGGTTTGTTGAGACCGCCAAGAGGCCGTCTATTAAAGTTAATTCCGTGGCAATTCCATTTTTAAATACCTCAACATATGTTGCGGGTAGGTTTGAATGGCAAGAAATAAGTGTTACATTTAGAGACCCAATTGGACCATCAGCGTCACAGGCTTTAATGGAGTGGGTTCGTTTATGTGCAGAATCCGTAACAGGACGTATGGGTTATGCTGCGGGTTATAAGAAAAACGTAGATTTGGAGATGTTGGACCCAACAGGAGTTGTGGTTGAAAAATGGATTTTAGAAGGTTGTTTTATAACAAGCGCCGATTTTGGAAGCTTAGGTTATAGCGAAGAAAAAATCGCAACTATAACCACTAGTTTGAGAATGGACCGTTGTATTTTGGTATATTAAACTAAATCTTTACAATATTATATAAATCCCATATTATTAATATGGGATTTTTTGTTTTTTATGGAGAATACAACAGGTTTTACATGTAATAGTTGCGGTAAAGTTTTCAAAACGGAAGAAGAATTTCTTAACCGTCATAATAAAAATATGAAAAAAGAGTCCCAAAATCAATCAACAGAAAACAAAAAAAATTAGTACAATGGATGCATCATTGATGAACGCAGCTACTGAGGGGTTTAGTTTACCTCACGATATTGTTTCTTTACCAACAGGTGGAATTTTTTACAAATCTAAGAAAAAGTCTGTAAAAGTTGGGTATTTAACAGCCGCTGATGAAAATTTCCTATTATCGGGATTATCAAACAAAGAAAGTATTGTTATGTCTTTATTACGCAACAAAATTTATGAACATGATTTGAGACCTGAGGAATTACTGGATGAGGATATCCAAGCTATTCTTTTGTTTTTAAGAAACACTGCATTTGGTCCAGAATATTCAGTTAGATTGGAAGACCCCAAAACAGGAAAATTGTTTGAAAAAACTTTGGTATTAGATGAATTAAAAATTACACAACCTGATAACAAACCAACTGATGAGGGAACATTTTCAGTGGAATTACCCAAAACAGGCTCAAAAGTAAAATTGAAACCACTTAGTTTTGGTGAAATTTTGGAAATTGATAGAATAATTGAGAATTATCCACAAGGTAGAGTTGCTCCAAAGGTAACTTTGAAACTCCAAAGACAAATTGTTGAAATAAATGGTGACAGTGATAAAGGTACAATTGCATTGTTTGTTGAACAACTACCAATTGCTGATTCAAAATTTGTTAGAAATTTTTTAAAAGACAACATTCCTTCATTGGACTTAACAAAAAAAGTAATAGCCCCGTCAGGAGAAGAAACGAATGTTGACATCGTTTTTGGGGTGGAATTTTTTCGGCCTTTCTTCTAATCATGGACAATACTTAGCTAACGAATATCTTATTTTAGGTAAGAATATAGGGACATCTTATTCAGATTTTCTTGTAATGCCTACTTATTTCAGAAAATATTTACTTCGTAAATTGAACGAGATTAATAATCCTAATTCTTAATATAACTGTATTTATTATAATACGGTAACAAATGTTTGACGAAATTAATAACGCGGATAATAAAAAATTGAATGAAACCACGGTAGAGTCTGCCGACGCGTTTTTCAAAACCTTTGGGGATAAATTAAATGCTGCGTTTAGCAGTATGATAGATGTTAGTTTTCCCACCCTAATAAAGGAAATTCAAAGATTAGATGTAGAAGCCACAAAAGTAACAGCATTATTTGGACAAGGACGAGAAAACATTCAACAAATAAAAGCAGCAATGGCTGATGCCTCAGCTGAGGTTTTGGGTTTAGGAGGTTCTTATGAGGATGTTACAAAAATACAAATGGCGGCCGCTAAAGATTTACAAAGAAATGTAATTTTAGGAGGAGATGTTTACAAAGATATTTATGCCGCAACTCAAGTAACCGCACAAGGTGCCGAAAAGTTATTACCCGCATTTAAAAATGTAGGGGTTTCGGCATATGGGGTTGCCGATGGGATGCAAAAAATAGTTAACGTAGCAAGAGAACAAGGATTAAGTGTACAGGCTGTTAGTGAACAAGCGGTGACCAACATGGAATCCATGAACAAGTATAATTTCCAAGGTGGAGTAGATGGTTTAGCGAAAATGGCGGCACAAGCTTCTAGTATGAGGATTGATATGAAAACGACTTTGAATTTTGCTGAGGGTTTATATAATCCTGAGAAGGCAATTGAAATGTCATCGGCGTTACAAAGACTAGGTGTCACTCAATCAGATTTATTAGACCCACTACGTTTAATGGATTTATCATTAAATGACCCAACCGAACTACAAAATCAACTTGTACAGATGACTGAGCAATTTGTACAGTTAAATGAAAAAGGTCAATTTGAGATAGCTCCACAAGGAAAATTACAACTGAGGGAAATCTCAAAAGCCACTGGATTAGCCTACGAAGAGTTGACTAAAATGGCAATGGGTTCGGCTGAATTAGAGGATAAAATGAGGAAAATTAAATTTCCTGATTTTATGTCAGAAGAACAACAAAAAATGGTTGCTAATTTGGCGGAAATGAAAGACGGACAATACGTTATTACAGTTGATGGTCAAACAAAACCAATCGCCGAGGCTTTGGAAGGTATTAATAATGAAGAACAATTAGATGAACTTATAGGTAAATCGGAACCCAAGACGATGGAAGATTTGGCATTTGAACAATTAGATATGCAAAAAAGTATGGCCGCTAGTCTTAAAAAATTAGAAGGTAGGGCCGCTAGAGGTATTGCTAGTACCAAGTTAACAGATGATTTAATAAATGTGTCAACCAAAACCACAAGGGCTGGAACTGATGTTTTAACATCAGGAGGGGCTTTAGGTACTGCCGAAATACGTGGTTTAGTTGATAATTTGTCAGGACCTCTTAAAGACATGTTCGGTAAGATGCAAGAGGGTAATTTTGATTTTTCATTAGAGGGGGATAAGTTTTTGACAGCAATCGGAGAGGCAGTAAAAAACCAAGAAGGCATTATCGGAGAAAATGTAGGAACATTCGAAAAATTCATGTCCCAATACGGTATGGGAATGTCTGAAGAATTGGAAAAAAACATAGAAAAGATTACAGGAGTTGACATTACAACACAACAAGCACAGGCAGTTGGCGTGGAAACTGGTGAGGTTCCTCCTGCTGGAACAACACCTAAGGCGGATGCTACGTTGCAAGGAGGTGAATCTAAAATGGATATTAATATTAACGTTACCGCGCCTCCAGGAATGTCCCAACAACAAATAATGGATGCGTTGAATATACAGGAAATTAAAGAAAAAATATATAAAATATATGAGGATATGAACAAAGACTTTAAGAAGAAATCGTAAAAAAATAAGTCTTTGGTATTTATATATTAAATCAGGTAAATGTCGGAAAGTACATTATCATTCGCATCGAGTCAGTCTTTTAGAGATTCTCTTTTAGCTAGGAATTTATCACCATACACTGTTGTTGGTTCTTACGTTCCTCCAGTATCTAATATTGCGTACGAAGCTCAATTCTCTGATAGTTCTGTAATTAATTCACCTGACAATTTAGTAGGACAATCTCCGTACCCTAATACATTATACCCATTAAATGAATACGGTCCGTCAGGAGGTTATAATTTAAATGTAAATTATAACGGACCATTGGTACCTGTAAAACCGAGCGGTGAACCATATTACCCACTAACAGATAGTGTTTTAGCGGCTAATAGCGGATTTTATCTCAATGAGGATAAATATTCGCCAGCTAATCTAAACTCATATATACCTGATAACAAGTATATTTTTTTATATTCTACAGACGACCTACCAAACTTAAATAAGTACTTTGGACCATATTGGGACCCCCCAACGTTTATACCGTCGTTTTATTCTCCATATGAAATACTTTTTTCATCTAACCCACAAGGTTCTGAGGGCCCATTGTCACAAGATTCGTTCATAGCGAGACTTGGTGCGGAATATTTGAAAGAACTATTCATTGAAAGAATAAATTTAGAAATATATCAAAACACTGTAGGTGCGGTCAATTTGGCAAGTTTACAAGACCCATTTGAGGCTAGTTTATTAATTACAGGTCAACAACCTTTGGTATATAGGAATTGGAGAATTACTGTACCTGAAAGTCCGGTTATTGCGGCGATTGATTTTGCAACAAGATTGGCGGGTGCATATTGGCCTGTTTCACCGATACCTGGAGACTACTTTGACGAGAACACTTTCTTAGGTATTCAAACACAACAGACATCATTAGCTTTAAATGTTTTAAATAATATTACAGGAGGATTTTTAGGTCCTATTCTGAATATTACTAGAAATCCATCGGAAATATTTTTAGCAAATACTGGTAATGGACAAAGGTCGGCTTTGTTTAATAATATAGATTATAACAGATACCGTCCGGCATATGATAGAGGTTTATTAGGAAATTTAGCCCAAGGATTAGTTAATATAGTTGCAGGTATTATTAATATAGATAACGGAACCTTAATTGGTGGTTATTATGTTGGAGGAAGAACATCTGAACCTTCTTTGGTAAATTCCCCACCAAATCAATTACCAATCAACCCTTACGGACAACAAATTGCGTCTCCGGTGTACGGACCATCAGAACTAAGTATTTTATACGAGGGTAACCAAGATGTATTAAATTTTGGTTTGGCAGCAAAATCATTAAGTGATGGAGGAGGGATTAGTGGTCAATTCGTTTGGACATCACCGAAGTATAAGAAAAATGCCGGATATAAACCAACACCAGGTGGAGGCTCGGGTTCAATAGACGAAGATTTTAATCTGGTGAGTTCTAATTTTGAAAGAGGGTCATCAACCAGTATTAATTTTAGAGATAACTCAATATTAGACCAAACCCAAAGACTTGTTGAGGCAGGTGACTTAGTTGAGGGTATAACTAGGTTAAAACACGTAGGTAATGCTATCAATCAGGTTAGTAAGGTTTTTAATGATGGGTATAAAGAAATGACTAAAGGTTCGCAAGTTTTATCTTATGTGGATAATGCCACAGGAGCTGAGGCTGGTATCGAATACTGTAGAGTATTCGCTAAAGACACACCTTACTATACGTACAATGATTTACAAAAAACAGATGGTATTACTAACTCAGGTAGAAGATTTTCTTACTCAGTATTAGACAATACCTTTAATCTTAATATATCACCAACAAAAAATCCTGGTTCTACAAATATTATAAAGGATGATGACCAAGGTAAGGGAGGATATGCTAAGAAATATATGTTCTCAATAGAAAATCTAGCTTGGAGAACTTCCAGCCGACCTGGTTACACTTATGATGATTTACCTACGTGTGAAAAAGGTCCGAATGGAGGTAGAGTAATGTGGTTTCCACCATATGACTTAACATTTAGTGATTCAAGTAACGCGAATTGGAATTCTGTCACATTTTTGGGTAGACCTGAACCTGTATATACTTACAAAGATACAACTAGAAAGGGTCAATTAAATTGGAAAATTATAGTGGACAGTCCATCAATAATGAATTTGATTGTTGAAAAACAATTAAAGGGTGTTGCCAAAGAAAGAGTTGACTCCATTGTTGATTCATTTTTTGCAGGATGTATGAAATACGACATATACACTTTGGCTCAAAAGTTTAACACACTACCGTCAAAAGATTTATACACCTACCAAGAAATATTAAATAACCCTCAATCTAGTGAGGAGGACCTTACAAACGTACTCAATTCAATAGGTAAAAACTCAGAAACAAACACTTCTGGAAACTATGGAGATTCGTCAACAACATCTATTGTTAATAACGAACCGGCCGCTGACGATTTTGTGGATAAATATGAAAATTTATCCTTTTATTTTGATGATAATGTACCATCAGTTAATGGGTCGGTTTCTTCTTATGATGTTTTGTATAATCAGTATATAAGTAAAAGCTCAGAGTACGTATCTAACGCAGAACAGTTGTTTAACGAAGATGATTTCAATAGGAATGTAAATGAGTTCTTTGAACAAGTAATTAAAGATAATTACAATTTGATTAACTCAGGAGGTTCATCCATGACGCAAGACGCTTTTAGTCTTTTATCCACAGAGAAAAAGACTATTTCTATTGTTTTGGAAGGAGGAGAATACTTCGCGGTAAGTGCGAATTTTAATGAGACACTCAACCAAAAAAGGGTAGACTCAGTAGTTGAGTATTTTAAAAATTTCACCTCAGGAGGGGTTAGTTTATCAAAATACATTGATAATGGTAGTTTAAAAATAAGTTTTGGGGGTGGTGCGGGAGAAACTTTTACGAATCCAATAGCTCAAGGAGGTGTTATGCAGGATACTGTAAATTGTACAACACCTGTTGAGGACAAAAATGGAAGTTCTACTAATGGCTCGCAAATTTATTCAGTAAGTGTTATGGCTTGTAGAAGAATGAGAATTAGCACTATCGTGGTAAACGACAAACCAGAAGATTCTGGTACAATACCCGACAACGAAGAACAAAATCCGTCACAAATTTTCAACCCACCAAATAGTAATACATCTGACCAAG